ACCGACCGAGGAGGAAGTAACCGAAGAAGCGGAACCGACCGAGGAGGAAATTGCCGCAGCAAAACGCAGCGCAGCCGCAAAGAAGGCCGCAGCTACTAGAGCGGCGAAAAAAGCCGCGGAAGAAGCCGAAAATGCGGGTATCTCTGAATTTGAATAATTAATCTAAAGGGCATGATAGACGGAAAAAGAATATATCTAGCAGTCCGCAAAGCTATTAACCTACTTCCGCGACAGGCGGAAGGGGTTGTTAGCTATGATGCGGATAACTTGTATCCCCAAAGGATAGCCAACCTTATAGACGCTAGCAAGACCGCTACGGCGTGCGTGGCAAAAGCCGCCGAGAATATAGTATGTGAAGGTTTTGCCGTCGAAGAGTTCGCCCGTATGACGAACGACAACGGGCAGGACATGAACGACATACTAGAGTTTATTGGGGAGGACATCCCGAGGTTTCGCGGTTATGCGCTGATAGTGCAGTACGGAGGCGATTACAAGCCAAAGGCGGTGTATCCTGTTCCGTTCGGCTATGTTCGTGCAGTACTTAACAAGAATTACAAGGAGAATAGCCGTGTAAACAAATGGCTAGTATTTGATAACTGGGACAGGGGGATGCTGAAGGACACTAACAGCAAAACCGGAAAGATATACCCCACATTCAACCCGGCTAAATTTGCCGAAGAATGTGAGGAATACGGAGGAATCGAGAATCACCCGGGACAACTGTATTATAGCAATTTTTCGAACCGTGTACCCTATCCTACCAGTCCGTTTCACGCGGTGCAGCCCGAAATGGCAGCGGAACGCGGAAACGCCATGTATGTGGAGAACGTATTATCTAGAGGGTTCCACGCATGTAGCATAGTTACGCACGGAGATTTTGAATCAGACAGGGAACAAGACGATTTCCGCGAAGCCCTTACAAATATGATGGGCGTTGAGGGGACCGGAGCGGTATTAACGGTACGTGACACAGCCGTAGGCATATCGGACAAACCATTTATCCGGGTGGAACAGGTAGGAACACCAATAGACGCCGACCTGTACGAAAAGTATTCCGAACCGTTACGGAAAGATATTGCAATAGCGTGTTATACTATCCCTATCCCGTTAATTGACTCGTCACTGATTAACTTTGCGAATGCTTCCGGCGAAGTGGTTAAAGAGATGCAGAAAGTGTACAGGCGCTCACTATCCCGAGTACGTGAACGCATATCTAGAGATTTGGCGTACATCTTTGACCTAGATACTGCAATTACTGATATAAATAACAATCTCGAAGGGGAAGCGGTGGATACAGCAGCCACGAACCCCGGAGAACAAACCGTATAAGTATGGCATATCCTATTGCAAGATTAAGAAGTTTGTTTTCTCTAGCGGCCGACGTCAAGGATGCCGACCTAGAAAAAGCATTTTACGAGGCTGACCAATTAGATGTCAAGCCGCAAATTCGTATGACCTACGAGGCAACACCGCAAAAATATAAGCCGGATAATGACAATTACGCAGGACTTGACACCGTTATATGTTATTATGCTTTCGCGCGCTACGCGCAGACGAGCGAACAGAACAGCACGGCAAGTGGGGTTAAGATACAGAACTACCTAGGTAGCTACGTATTGCCGGACGTAAACAAGGCCAAGAGATTCGAGGCGGAACGCGGTAAGGCGGACCAATTTATAGAGCCGCTTTTGGAACAACTCCGAAAAGACGGGTTATTAAAAGATTCGCGCGAATGTAACCGAGTACAAAGTAGAATATGTTTAATAAGGTAATAATGGACGGGATACTAGACGCGGCGAGAATATCGGCGATTGCCTTTATAATGTCGGTAACCAACGATGTTATGACATTTTTTGTACTTATAGTCCTGTTTGGCACGCTGAATTTCGTGGTAGGTCTTGTAGCGGATTTAAGGGCTGGGAAACCGTACTCACACAGGAAAGCATTCCATGCATTTTTCGAGTATGCGATAGCCGCGATAGTTATCACTTTCACGGCGGCGGCGGCAAGGCTTATACAACCGGAAGGGGACTATACGCACGTTCTGAGGCTGTTAACAACGTTATTTGCACTTGTGTATGCGAAGAATATTATTCGTAATTTCAAGTTGATACAGCCGGATAACGAATTTATAGCCGTGTTGGACATGCTGATTAACACTAAGTATGTAGAATTTATAAAAAAGTTAAAGAATGGAGTATTTCACAGTGAAGGAACTAGCAAGGTCGGTGACGGCGGAAGCCCGGAAGATAGACAACACACCGACACCGGACGCGGAGGCGAACCTGAAAGCATTGATAAGTAACGTATTAGACCCGTTACGGAAGGCATACGGGAGCCCGATAACGGTGACTAGCGGTTACAGGTCGCCGAGGCTTAACGCGGCGGTAGGGGGCGTAAAGACGTCACAGCACCAAAAAGGCCAGGCCGCAGACATAACCGCGGGCAGCCCGGAGGAAAACAAGAGGCTTTTCGATTTGGCACGGGAATTGAACCTACCATTTTGTCAACTCATAGATGAGAAAAAATACAAGTGGGTACATATCTCGTATGATAAGAATAACGTTAAAAGACAAGTACTACACTTATGAGCCGATTAAACCAAATACTAATATTAGCCGTCGCACTGGCGGCTATATTGCTTTTCTTCGCGTTCGGTAAGATACGGAAACAGAAGGCCGAGATAAGCCGCCTAGATTGGAATATAGAGGCGGTAAACACCAAGGCGATGCAATACAAGTCCACCGCAGGAGATTTCGCGGAACGTGTGAATACGCTTACCCTAGAGAAATCAGAGCTAGAAATGTTTAATGCAGACCTTAATAATAAGGTACGCGAGCTAGGCATAAAGAACCGGGAACTAAAGAATGCCACGCGCACCGAGACAGTTACGAGAATAGACACGGTAGTAAAGACCATAGTAGACGTATCCGGGGAGAAAAGAACCGCGCACTATAATGACGGTTGGAACGATATAAAGGTTGAGAGCCTTCCGGACAGTACTAAATTAGAGGTACATTGTACTGATTCGCTAGATGTAATTACGCACGTCAAGCAAAAAAAGTTCCTTTTCTTTAGAATCGGCAAGCCAAAACCATATACTACCGTTTCAAACAAAAATCCAAAAAATACACTTCATATTAGGTTTTCGGCAAAATTCGACTAAAAATATTTACAATCGCAACCTATCTATTACACCTATCTGTGACACATAAGTAACTGTGTATCAAGCTACAAACTTTTTGCTGTCACAGATAAACATTTTTCATCAGTGACACTAAACGTGCAGTAAATCAGGTACTTAGAACTAGTGTAATAGATGTAATAGATAAATCGTATAGAGATAAAATAGAAAAGTGTTATAAATGTTAATATATATCAAATCGTATATAGTATATTTTCATTTTAGACTAATAGAGAAAATGCTGTTACATCTGTGACATTACGCCTAACTTGCTGAACTACTGCACGTTAGGCGTCATTCTTCATCTGTGACGCTAGCAATGTATCTGTGACACCCCGCAAAATTGTTAATCGTAGTTAAATACACAAAGTTTTTTCGGAAAATGTTTTGTAGTTCAGAAATAAGCCGTATCTTTGCAATGTCGATAAGGAAATGAGAACCCCGCCAATCGTAACCAAAGGGGGTGAGAAGGGAAACACGGACGGTATCCCAATTCATTTGAAAAGACGGTGCGGTATCCGCTTAATTGAAGCTATAAAGCCGGAATCCTTATAACGACAAAAACTGTAAACCATACTAAATTTTATAGCGCTATTCCGGAAGGCCGGAGAATCGGACTAATAATTACTAGATATGGGATATTTAAAAATTTACCGACTAGAAAAGTTTTTCTACGACACGGTAAAAAAGCGAATCTTTGAATGTCTTAACCTGTGGACGATAAACGAGCTATACGGGCGTAAAGGCGCTGTTAGCATAGCGGAAGTATTTGCAAAGGAACTGAAGGAAGAAGAAGCCGGAAAAAGATTTGAATATAACATCCGGGGCTTTATCATACCGAACGCCGACAAATATCTATCCGTCTACGAGCAAGCGCGCCAACGCGCCTTTATAGATTATTTATATTCACGGAGGGGGCAATTTAGAACAATGAAGGAAACAAAAGAAAATTGGAAAGGAAATGGAAGAAAAAAGAGAAAATGACCTACTGACAGTAGCACAGGCCGCGCGCCTCGTAGGGTGCACCGAAAATGCTATCCGGTATCAGTTGCAAACCAGGAATCTTACTAGATTCGAAAACGCAGCCGGGAAGATACGTATATCACGTAACGAAGTATTAGATAAACTTTTAAATTTTGAAAAGAAATGAGAATTAATTTTGAACTGAACACCGAGAATGAGAACCCGAGTATGTTACAGGCAACGGCCGAGTATCTGAACAACCTTGCAAAGATTAACGTAGGGCACGCAATTGAACCCGTACAGGGATTTATAGAACCCGAATCGGATAAGTGTGCAGGCGAAGAAGAAAAGCCCGTAGAGGACTTTAAAAAAGGTCCTATCAAAGAGAGTATTGCCGAATCTATCGAAGCAGTAAAGGAACAACTAGACGCAGAGAAAGAAGAAGCTAAAAAACCTACTAGACGCAGAGCGGCTAAAAAGGAAGAGCCGGAACCGGCTAAAGAACCGGAACCCGCTAAAGAACCGGAACCAGCTAAAGAACCGGAACCAGCTAAAGAACCGGAACCAGCTAAAGAACCGGAGCCGGTGAAGGAACCGGAGCCGGTGAAGGAACCCGTCACAATCGAACAGGCTAAGGCCGTCGCAATGAAGGCGTTAAATAAGGGCCGTAGAGAGGTTGTAAAAGATGCATTTGGATATGTGGGTGCAACGTCTTTCCCTTCACTTCCCGCAGAGAACTACGCCGACTTTATCAAGTACATAGAAGATAACTTGTAATGAAAAAAAATCATAGCGAAAGAGAACATGCGCTATTATCCCCTAGTTCATCTAGCCGTTGGTTGAATTGCACCCCTTCGGCTAGGCTAGCGGAGAACGCAGAAAATAAATCAAGTGTATATGCCGAGGAAGGCACCTTATTCCACGAGATTTGTGAGTATTGCCTAGCGCAATGGAATGCCGGAGTATGGGAACCCGACCCGTTCGGGGAAGAACTTCCGGAACTGAAAGATGACCATTTGATGCACCCCCTGTTTAAACAAGAAATGTTCAAGCACGCCCGCAATTATTGCGATTTCGTGATGAACGAGAATTATAACCTTGAAAAGTCGGACGGGGCGTGCAAATTGCTGCTAGAGGAAAAAGTAGATATTTCCGAATACGCGCCGGAATGCTTCGGCTCTGTTGACTGTCAATTAGTGGGCCGCGATACGCTAGAGGTTATAGACCTTAAGTACGGGGAGGGTGTTAAAGTCTACGCAGAGCGTAACACACAAATGATGCTATACGCACTCGGGGCGCTTAAAGGAAAACCCTCTATAAAGAGTATCCGCCTAGTAATAGCACAAGTACGGTTAAATCACTTCGATGTGTGGGAGATATCCGCAAATGACTTGTTACAGTGGGCCGATAAGGTTCTGAAACCGACCGCTAAGAAGGCGTTCGCCGGAAAAGGAGAACAAAAATTAGGTGATTGGTGCGGTTTTTGCCCGGTAAAGGCGCAATGCCGGAAACAGTACGAGGCGGTAGTAAATGACTTCGATAAGTACGAATATCCGGAACTACTTACAGAGGACGAGATTTGCGACCTTATTGAAAAGATAGACAAGTACAAAGGTTGGTTAGAGAGCGTCAACAAGTTCGTGTATGATGAGGCGCTAAGGGGCCACAAGTGGAAAGGTTACAAACTAGTAGCGGGAAGGTCTAGCAGGGTGATAACTGATGAAGAAGCCATACGGCAAGACCTGCTAACCAAAAAATACCTAGAAGATGAGATTTTTAACATCAAGTTGAAAGGTATTGGAGACCTAGAGAAGCTAGTAGGAAAGAAGCAATTTTCAGCCCTCTACGGACAGTATGTTAAGTCAAAGCCGGGCAACCCTAAGCTAGTTCCGGACAGCGCGCCGGGGGACGAGATTAACCCGCTAAGCGATTTCGACATTGAAAGCTAACAAATATTAAAATAAGTAAAGCGATTGCAGGATATAAAAATAAAGCTATATCTTTGAATCGAATTAAAAAACCTATAAAATTTTAAAGACATGAGTAAAAAATTGATTTTAAAAAATGTGAGATTTTCCTATGTAAGAGTATTTGAGGCTGCCCCGATTATGGACGGAAATACGAATTATTACAGCGTATCAATACTTATCCCTAAATCTGACACCAAGCAGGTAAATGAGATTAAGAAGGCCCTCAAAGAATTGGCGGACGAATTTCTAGCCAACAACCCGAAATTAAAGGGGGTACTTCCGGAAGGTTGGAGAAACCCGCTAACGGACGGTGATAAAAAAGGTGACGCGGGATACGAGGATATGTGGGTATTGAACGCAAAGAGACAGGAAAAGAACGGGGCCCCGATTGTTATCGACAAACATAAACAACCGATTACGGTTAAAGAAGATATGTATTCCGGTTCATGGGGAACCGCTTCACTAGGATTGTTCACGTACTTTAAATCCGCTACTAGTTGCGGAGTCGGCGTTGGGCTTAACGGGATTCAGAAAGTTACAGAGGATGATCGATTAGACGGAGGGGCAAGTGTTAACGACTTCGATTTTGAAGGAGGTGAAAGCGGTTTGAGTGATTTTGAATAACATTTACAGAGTTTTAATTTTTATTTATTAACCGATTTTATTTTATAACAAGTGTGCGAAGGTACCGCCCGAGTAGAAGCGGGCGGTACCTTAATTTTTACCCCTAAAATTAGAACAAATGATTAACCCAATTTACATAGATTTTGAAACGTATTCCAGTGAGGATATAAAGGCGGGCGGGGCGTACAGATATACGTCTGCAATCGACTTTGAAATACTTCTAGTAGGATACGCAGTTGGGGACGGTGATGTAGTTATAGTAGATGTTGCGAATGATGCGCCCGAATGGAGAATATTTAAAGACCTTATACAAGATGAACGCTACACGATAGTAGCGCACAACGCGCAATTTGAAAGATTGTGCCTAGAGGCCTACGGCATACGCATTCCGGCAAAGAGATTCTTATGCACCGCGTCACTGGCATTATATGCAGGCTTCCCCGAATCGCTTAAAATGGTATCCTCAGCGCTGAATCTGAAAGAAGGAAAGAAGGGAACCGGATTGGCCCTAATAAAATTCTTCTGCCTTCCCCAACAAGACAAGGCCGGAAACACGTACCGCAACTATATGCGGGATTTCCCCGAGAAGGCCGAGGAATTTATAGATTACCTCCGTTATGATGTGCTTTCAGAACGCGAGGCATACCATAGATTAGAGTATTGCGATTTTCCCGAATCGGAAAGGGAAGTATATGCGCTAGACCAATATATTAATGATACCGGAATAAAGATAGATACAGAGCTAGCCACGAATGCGGAAAAGATTAATAATGAGTTTTGCGACGGACTTAAAAACCGTATAAAAGACCTGTACGGAATATCTTCTCTAAAGGCAACCGCGCAACTGAAAAATTTCTGCCTTATCCGTACCGGAAAGAATTTCGATTCATTCCGGAAAGAGGATATAGACGCTATTATAGCGGAGTGCAACGATGAACAAGTAGCGGATGTATTAGAATCACGGAAGATTATCAATAAGACTAGCAACGCCAAGTACACGTCAATGCTAAGTTGCGTATGCCCGGACGGGCGCGTACATGGATTGTACCGCTACTACGGCGCGGGGCGTACAGGCCGATTCGCGGGGCGTCTAGTGCAGATGCAGAACCTACCGCGCAATTATATAACCGAACTGGATGCGTGCCGTGATGACGCTAAGAAAGGCGATTTAAGCACGTTCGAAATGTTTTGGGGCGATGCGCCCGGAATGCTTTCCCAACTTATCCGCACCGCCTTTGTAGCTGATACCGGAAAGATATTTGTAGTTGCGGATTATTCCGCAATCGAGGCGCGTGTATTGGCGGGCCTGGCCCGTGAAGAATGGCGCCTAGATGCTTTCCGCAATGGAAAGGATATATATGTAGTATCCGCTAGCCGTACATTCAGCCTACCGGAAAACCAGTGCGGCAAAGGTACACATTACAGGCAGCAAGGAAAGGTAACGGAGTTGGCACTAGGATACGAAGGTTGGGTAGGGGCTATGGAAGTTATGGATTATGAAAAATCAATAGACCCGGCACTATACAAGGATATCATACTACGTTGGCGGGACGCTTCCCCGCGAATAGTAGAATTTTGGGGAACTTTGGATTCAAGGGCAAAACTTTGTATAAGGAACAAAAAGAGAGTAGATGTAATAGTGTACGGTGTATGGGTGTGCGCGTTCGAATGGTTCACAGAGAACAATTCACTTGCAATCCTGTTACCTTCCGGACGCCGCCTATTTTACCCGGAATGCCGGATAAAGACAAAAACAATAAAGGGTAGGGAACGCAGCGTTATATCCTACATGGGGGTTAACCTTACCGGAAAATGGGCCGAGTTGGACACATACGGCGGAAAGTTAACCGAGAATATAACACAGGCGGTTAGTCGCGATTTGCTAGTACATGGAATGCAGACCATAAGAGAGAGATTTCCGGACGTAGATATAGTTGGGCACATACATGATGAGACGGTTAACGAGGTGCCCCTAGACGATTTCGGGGAACCAACCGTAACATTACGGGAGATTTGCCAAGCTATGGCAACTACACCGGAATGGGCCGAGCCATTTGGAATACCGTTGAACGCAGAAGGATTTATAAGTAATTACTACAAAAAGGATTAGATATGAATAAGTACACATTGTCGGTTGCAGGTAGTTCAGCGTCTTTAAAATGGTCTACCGTCAGATATACGTGGGAGGATTTTTTGGAACGCCTCAACCGCGATATACGCAGTACGGAGACTATGCGCGATTTTGATAGACTAGACCGCACCGCGCGCGCCAATCTGAAAGACGTTGGCGGATATATGGCGGGGGAACTTTCCGGCGCTAGACGTCTTAAAAGTGCGGTATTATCACGGTCTATGATAACATTAGACGTTGACTATGCTGACAGTCTTTTTCCTGTGGAATTTGATACTAGGTTTCCCGGTGTAGCAGCCGTTATATACAATACACGTTCAGACCGGGAAAAGAGCAGGCGGTTCCGTGTGGTTATTCCGTTCGCCGAAGAAGTGCAGGACGCGGCGCAATACGAGGCTGCCGCGCGTAAAATTGCGGAATTGCTAGGAATAGACCTATTTGACCCAACCACATTCCAAACCGAACGGATGATGTATTGGCAATCCCTCTCATCAGACCAGCCGAAAGTTTTCGAAGTATTCGAGGGCGAGCCTATCAGCGCCAAATACCTGTTATCCCTGTATGGGAATAACGAAGAATGGCGGGACATCCGTAATTGGGCATTTAAGTCAGACCAAGAGAAAGAGACGCGCGCGATTGTCGGTAAGGCAATGGCGCAGAACCCTAAAGAAAAGGCGGGTCTAGTGGGCGCTTTTTGCCGGGCTTATTCCGTTCCGGCAGCTATCGAAAAGTACCTTTCGGATGTGTACGAGATAGCGCCGGGAAACGACCGTTACACTTACAAGGCGGGACATAGTGTGGGCGGTATGATAGTATTTGACGACTTATTTTGTTTCTCGTACCACTCCACCGACCCGATAGCGGACGGACACGCATACAACGCATACGACCTTGTGCGTGTGCATAAGTTCGGGCACCTAGGCAAAGAGGACAGCACTAAGGAGATGAACAAGCTAGTTTGCGCGGATAGGGAATGCGTTAAGGACATGGTTACACCGGATGCCGACCTAGACGATTTCGACGATTACGGGGATGCGGTGAAATCGGATAACACCGAGGAAGTTACGGAACTTGTGTGGGATTTAGACGGAAAAGGAAACAAGCAAGTAACGGTTAACAACTTCGTTAACGCCTTCAAGTCCGACCCCCTGTTAAATGGGCTGTTGGCCTATGACATGCTAAAGGAAACAATAGTATTTACCCGCCCGTCATTCACCGCCAAGGGAAGCAAGAAGGGCGACCTAGTCAATGATACGGATATTTCCATTATCAAGGGGCGCATAGAGCGCATGCACGGGATATACAATGATGCAAAATTGAACGACGCAATAGAACAGGTTAGCAGTGATAACGCTTTCCACCCTATCAAATTGTATCTAGAATCATTGACATGGGACGGAGTGCCACGCATTGACACATTCCTAGTTGATTATATGGGCGCCGAGGACAATGCATATACTCGCGAGGCGTTCCGCAAAATGCTGCTCGCAGCCGTTACCCGCATATACGAGCCGGGGCGAAAGTTCGACACCGCTCTAGTATTCTATTCCGAGCAGGGTGTAGGAAAGTCAACGCTTATCCAACGACTTTCAAAAGGGTGGTTCAACGATTCGTTAACCAACCTATCTGGGAAAGAATCATACGAGGCTATCCAATTTGCGTGGCTCGTGGAGCTAGCCGAGCTATCAGCCCTAAGAAAATCGGACGTTGAGGCCGTGAAAAACTTCATTTCTAAGCGGGAAGATACGTATAGAGGCGCATACGCTAGACGCGTGAAAACTCATAAGAGACAATGCGTATTTTTCGGCTCTACGAATGACGACGAGTTCCTAAAAGACGCGACCGGAAACAGACGGTTTTTTCCTGTGGCGGTGAAGCGCACGAGGAAAACCCGCATAATTTTTGAGCCGGAATTTGATGCCATTGTAGACCAACTATGGGCGGAAGCAATGGAGGGGTACATGCTAGGTGAGTGCCTCACACTATCGGATGAGGCGGAAGCCATTGCAGGCGGAACACGCGAGGAGTTCACAGAGCGCACACCAATACAAGGACTAATAGAGGAGTATTTAGATAGACTTTTCCCGGCTGATTATGAGGATAGATTCCTAGCGCAACGCCTTGATTTCCTTAACGGTGATTTAGGGGAAGAAGGAACCGAGCCTAAAAACTCTTTTAGCCTTATGGAGTTGTGGACGGAAGCGCTAGGAAGGCGGAAAGACGAGTACACAGTAGTAAAGGCTAGAGAGCTATCCAACGCGGTTAAAGCCCTGAAAGGGTGGAAGCGTGACAAGCAGGCCCGGCAGAAAATATATGGCCCGCAGGTTATTTATAGGCGAGTGGGTGCGGGTATTACAAAATAATGAGTATCTTTGCCGCGAGATAATCAATTACTACTCATTTAATTCATCACCAACTACTATTTTAAGGGGCTTACAGTTCAGAAAGGAGACGTTGCGAAACGTTTCCTTTTCTTTATTTGTGTTAAATCTACAAAGAATTTTCTCAAAAAGTTTTGCAGTTCAAAAAGTATCCGTATCTTTGCAATGTCAATAAGAGATTAATAACCCTTTAAAATTAAAAGATATGGCAACTAAAGTAATAGACGAAAAGAAGAAATTTAGCTACGTAGTGACATTTGACCTGTTCAGACAAACCAACGTTAAGATAATGGTAGGAAACAATATATACGAATATGTGAATACCATTAACGACTATAACGCCGCTAACGGGTGCAATACTATCGCGGTTCTATATGATTTCAAAGCGCAAAAGTACATAGCCGTTAATATACAAGACGAGAAGTTCAACCGTAAAGAGTGCGTAATAATAGAGTAGTAACCAGGGCGGGGAAACCCGCCTATAAAACATAATGACATGAAGATTAAAGTAACTTATAAGGTTAGCGGAAAACGCACCGTATCCACTGTAATAGAAGTAAATGCCGAAAGTATAGCGGACATGCTAAAGGATATACCATTTAATGAAATATTCGAAAAGGCAGGGGCCAGAAAGAAGGAAGCGGTAAGATATGGTTATATATCAAAAATTGAGGACCTAGATTAAAGCCATACGGACATGAAGAAGAATATAATAACGTTTTTGACGTATCTATTTTGGGCGGTCGCCTTCGTAGCTTTCGTATTACTATTTTGTGAACCAACAACTAATACATAAAATTATGTTTGAAATTTTAAAAGTAACCGCTATATTTGAAGGCGGGGAGGTAGTTAAGTACGTAGGTGACAGTGTTAGGCGCCTTATGGGAACCCCCGAAGTATCCCACGTAGATACAGCCCGGAAAATTATATGGGCCCGTATAAAAGACCTCCAAGAAGAACCCCGTAACGCGGCTCTAGGAGCCGTAAAGAGGGTTATACTAGTGTACAGGGAGAAAGAACAAAGTATTAACCAATAATAGACAAGTAATGAGTAACAGAAAGAAACTAAGGGGCGCCCGAGACGGTGCAACACGCATCACCCCGGACAAGTCAATGAAGGGCACATTTTGCGGCCTGTACAAATTGGAAACCTACGATAAGAAGTCGGATATGTGGAACGCCCTAGAAGGGTGCAGTAATCTATCGTGGAGCGAAGCGGTAACAGCCCGTACCAATTACACCGCACTACGGAAGGCGTGCAGAGTAGCCAACAAGAGTGTATTACAAATAGAAGTACCGAACAATGAAGGCAACGGAAACTAGCGAAAAGGTATTTGAGCGTACATTGTCTAAGTACGTCAACGACAAAGGAGGGATAGCAGTAAAATTGCTATCCCAATTTGTTAACGGACTTCCCGACCGCCTGTATCTGATACCCGGAGGGCATGCGCTATTTGTCGAGTTCAAGAGTACAGGAAAGAAGCCCACCAAGATACAGGAACATATTATAGACCGGATACGAAAGGTAGGATTTTCCGTTATGGTAGTGGACAGTCCGGAGACCTACAAAAATGCTGTTTTGTACATTGATATGTTACTAGGCGTTAATATCGAATGAACAGGTATAACGAATGTTAATGTTTTGACAAAAAGTTTTGTAGTTAAAAAAGTATCCGTATCTTTGAAGTGTCAAAAGGAAATAACCACTTAAAATAAAAAAGATATGGAAACAAAGACTTACAATTGGGTAGTAGTATTCGGAGTAACTGATACATTTACTGAAATGTGGAACGACTACACAGAAGGTGCAGCAAGACGGAAGGCAGAAAGACGCGCCAAGAAATGGAATTGCACTGTACGAATTTTCAAACAAACCAATACTATTATTAATGAATCTTTAAAAGTTAAGTAATATGAACGATATAATAGATTATAAGAAGGCGGTTAGCACTAGCAACGAACCAACAGGCGCGATAATGATAGATAACTACCTGGGAAAACCGACCTACACGGCCGTAACGGTATCCACCAGTAAAACGTTCAAATCGTTAAAGAGAGCCGAAAATTTTATGTCCGAGTTCGGATACATTAAATGCAATTGATAACCCTTTAAAATTAAAAATAAACCAATCAAATAACATTTAAAAAGTAGAATCATGAAAAAGTTAATGAGTATTTTAGTAGTAATTTTGTTGTCAGTTAGTGCAATGGCACAGGTAACAAGTCAGTCCGGAAAATTGGAAACCATTAAATCGTTCCGGTTAGGCACCTGTAAGCTAGTGAAGGTAGAGAAGGAAGGCGCGGTAACGTATCAGATAACCGCCCTAATAGCTAATGCCGCATCACACGAGCTAGATATACCTTTGGGAGATAAAGACGCCGCTACGGCTCTTTTGACGTCCCTAGCGGAGTACAAACCTACTAAGGGTGAGATAGTGAACCTTAACAACGTCGACGGAAATACGGCTACCTATTCCAAGTTTAACGGGACGTGGCAGATATACGGACGCGGAAAGACATTGTACATTGCGGTGAGTCGGAAGGAACTAACAACAATGGCCGAAATCATAGGAGGTAAATAACATGGAGGATAAAGAAAGAGATTACAACGAGGTGTACAACAACGGTAACGACCTATTAGAAGTATTTGTACATGTAGGAGCACACAAGGTTTTTTCCGCAACTAATCGCAAGACGCGCGAACGGAAAGTATTCCGTACCTTACAGGATTTAGAGGCATTCCTATATAACAGGGGCTACCACCTAGTTATGACGGACCGCGCTACGATATTCGCCCGTTACATTATGGAGGGCGTCTCACCTCTAACTATTATAGACCTAACCACACGGCGCGACGGGTCGCTGAAAGAGATTTGTTTCGCCCGAGAAAACAAAACGTATACCGGGTGGGTAATAGGAAAAAACCTATGCGATAAGCGGGAAGTAGTTGTTAGATGCAATTGCCCTGGCGCCTATACGAACGTTACCGGACACAAGACCGTAACGGTACCAGTCGATAAAATTATACTATTGTCGGACTATTAATTTACTAGTGACATGGAAGATTTTAACAAGAAACTTAAAGTAGACCGTATCAATCAGTTCGGGCACCTCGTTAAGTCTATGGCGAACGGTACGCCCGCTGAAGGGTACACAATGGGAGACGCTATAAAGGCGCTGCCGGATAACCTTCAACAATTCTTATTGTCCGAGGTACCCGACCGGATAATACGGAAAGAGCACACCCGTAGAGGCCTCAACATCCTAGAAGATACCACGCTGCTTGCAGGCGTAGACGAACTACGGGAGACCTACACGGATGAAGTTTTCAAGAGTAACCCGGCTAGGGAGTTGTGCAACCTGTTAGGCATCAAGTCGGCCTTTCCCGACATACTAGATGTAATAGACGAGGTACTGAAATTGTTTCCGGAAAGGATGACACGGAAAGACCTCGCAAACGAACTGTACATGGACGAGGTAGGAATGAGATAATAACAATTAAAAAATTTATTGACATGAGTAATGAAGCTAGAAGTTATATGTGTGTAGGCACCACCTTTGAAAAAGACGGAACGACCTACGTAGTAAGAGAGGCGAACGCCAACACCTGTAAGGGATGTGCATTTTTCAATATCACTTCCGAAGGTAAACCGGAATGTAAAGGGATATCTTTACCCTGTGACGGGGATTATCGGGAGGACGGAAAGAACGTAGTGTTCCAAACAATCAACAAGAGGGAATAATGCTAGACCGTACACAGTTACACAAGTATCAGATAACGGCCGTTAACCATATTGAGAACAACCCGTGCGCCGCGCTGTTTCTCGATATGGGACTAGGAAAAACCGTGTCCACGTTAACGGCCGTGTCTGACCTTATAGAACGATTTGAAGTAACCAAGGTACTTGTAGTAGCCCCTAAGAGAGTAGCTGAAATGACGTGGATAGACGAGGTTAACAACTGGGAGCAGCTAAGGCACCTACGTGTATCAGTCATCAAAGGCACGGCCAAACAACGCGAGATTGCCGCTAGGGCGGATGCGGATGTGTACACGGTTAGCCGGGATAATCTCGTGTGGCTCTTACAAATGTGGGGCGGGCAAAAAGTTCCTTATGATATGTTAGTGTTGGACGAGTTGAGCAGTTTCAAGAATCACGGCGCGAAACGGTTCAAGGCGGCAAAGGTTATCCGCCGTAGTTGCAACCGTGTTGTTGGTCTTACAGGAACGCCGGCGCCAAATGGACTTATAGACCTGTGGTCGCAAATGTACCTTATAGACGGGGGGCAAAGACTGGGAAAGACCATAACCGATTACCGAGCTAACTACTTCCGCCCGGGTCGACAGAACGCCGGGATAGTGTATGAGTACAAGCCGCTAGCCAATACCGAGGAGGTGATAGGCGGGAAGATATCCGACATAACATTATCAATGAAGGCTCTAGATTTCCTAGATATGCCGGAAGTGTCCTACATCAACAACTACGTAGAACTATCTCCGAAAGTCAAGAAGGCATACGACAAGTTCGAGGAAGAACAACTTCTAACGCTGCTTGACGCTACCGGGGGCGATTCCAAGGAGATAACCGCACTTAACGCGGCGGCTCTCACGAACAAGTTACTACAATACGCGGGGGCGCGGTGTATGATGAAGTACGGGACGTGTACAACGTGCACGACGAAAAATTGGAGACCCTGGTAGAAATGGTTGAGGCGGCGAACGGTTCGCCCGTGTTGGTGGCCTATGGTTTTAAGCACGAGGAAGCCCGGATAATGAAGGCTTTGCAGCCGTTCGGTGCGCGCAGGCTTAACACCGTGGATGATGTAAGGGACTGGAACGAGGGAAAGATACCCGTACTAGTCACGCACCCGGCGAGCGCGGGCCACGGGCTTAACATGCAGAAAGGCGGTAACCGTATAATATGGTTCAGTGCTACGTGGAGCCTAGAATTATACCAGCAGTTCAACGCTAGGTTGTGGAGGCAGGGACAAAAGAACAGCGTATTTGTCCACCACTTGATAAGTAAGGGAACCGTAGACGAGCGGGTAATAAGTGTGCTAAATGGAAAGGCAACGGCCCAAGACGGGTTAATGAACATAGTTAAGGAACTGATTAAAAAATATAAGATATGAATGTATTGAGTTTATTCGACGGCATGAGTTGCGGACAAATCGCGCTGACCGAACTAGGATGCTTCCCACATAAGTACTACGCTTCCGAGGTGGACAAGTTCGCCATACGGCAGACCATGAGCGTGTTTCCGGATACTATCCAACTAGGGGACGTTACCAAGGTGGATGTATCTCAATTGGATAAGATTGATTTGCTGATAGGTGGAAGCCCGTGCCAATCGTTTTCATTTGCGGGAAAACAGGTGGGTATGGTTACAACCGATAAGGTAGATATAACCGACCTGCAAACCTACCTAGACCTCAAAGAAATGGGATTTGAATTCGAGGGGCAATCATATCTATTTTGGGAGTATATGCGCATACTGACAGACATACGGAAGTACAACCCGGACGTTAAGTTCCTGTTGGAAAACGTAGTTATGGCGAAGAAATGGGAAGCCGTGCTAACCAAGGCTATCGGAGTGGAACCCGTTAAGATTAATAGTAACCTAGTATCCGCGCAGAACCGGAAAAGATTGTATTGGACTAACATAGCAGAGATACCCCAACCGATAGACCGGGGAATATACATACGTGATATCCTAGGGGACGAAGTAGATGAAAAGTACTACATATCCGACAAGTACTACATATCCGACAAGGCTGTACAATGGATGATTAACCACACGAGGATGAACGCGGAGAAAGGAAACGGTTTCGGCGCACGTGTGGTTTCGCCTGAAGGGAAGGCAAACACGATTTTGCAACGGTGCTACAAGGACGGGAAAGATAATCTTATAATAGCTGCCAGCCGTGGAAGGGCGTGCGAGGACGGGGTTACTAGGCAGCACCTAGAGCCGAGGCAGCACCTAGAGCCGAGGAAGGACGGAAATTCTAATTGTCTCACTACGGTACAGAAAGAAAACCTATTGATTGAGAATCGCAGCACGTTAAGACGGTTAACGCCTACCGAGTGCGCGCGTTTGCAGACCGTACCGGATTGGTACAAGTGGGTGGTATCTGACACTCAGATATACCGGATGTGCGGTAACGGGTGGACGGTGAAGGTTATAGAACATATATTGAGTCACTTATTTAAAAACTGAATTATGAACGAAAAGTTTGAATTAACAGAGTTTTCCGCGGGTGATACCAAGGAGCATGAAGGCGTAACCTACAAGGCGGTACGCCAGGAAAGCGAAATGTGCGAGGGGTGCGCGTTCTACAAGAGGGGCGAACCGTGCAAAAGCCCTAGAGGGTGGTTGTGCGTAGAAATAATAGAAGGAGAGCCGAATGACTTAATTTTTAAGGAGGTAAAATAATGGAATGTATAAATTACGCAGATGCCTACACAGTAATATACGATGTAGGGGATACGGTGGCATTGGACGATGAAAGATTTACCTACGTGGGTACACGGTATGACGAACTTAACGGGTGTACCGTACATCTATATGAACCCGTTAACGGAAAATCTAAAGAGTATCTGCAAACTAGCGCGGATAATTTTATAGAGTTTTTGTTCAAGGTTCCGGTAAAGGCTGGCAGCATTAACAATCCGGAAGCGCCGGAGCGTAAACGGTCGTTCACTTCTAAAATGTTTGGCTGGTTCCTAGAGTCCAACCGTTGGAAACATTTCCTATACGCTATCCCGGCGGGCGCTATAAACTTTTGGTTGGCTATCGGACTGGCGCTAGGTATGGAATTCAAGGATGCGCAGCACGGCGGTAAATTTGATTGGGTGGATGCCGCGTGCACGGCGGTAGGCGGATTCGTTGGGGCGGCGTTGTCCTGGCGGCTATTGGGCGATTACGTATTGCACTACCTTATTAAATTAATATTTTAAATCGTAACATTATGGCAGACATGGAGCATTTATTCAGAGAGCAGGAAATGAGGGAACGGGCCGAGGCAACCGGACGCCCCACAGCAAATGAGATTTTCAAGACCGCATTGTACCGCGCGGAAAAGGCGCACTATAATATGCGTATGAAGATAGGGAAGGCGGAAGCCGAGGAAGTGGTAATATACGCCGAGAGCGTGCCGAGGAACCTAAAGAGGGCTACGGACTTCACGTTTTACCGGAAAAACAATCCACAAGTACAACTTACATTGACACGTACCGAGATGTACGCGTTACTGGGAAAGATACGGGAGGCACTGAAATTATGATTAAGAAGTTTTGCAAATGGATGAGTAGCCCGGAAGATGTTCCGGGGCTTGTCGCGAGAATGTTAACAGCTATTTTAATAACGGTGGTTTGGGCGTTCCTGTTGGCGCTGATAGCCGCATTAACAATGTGTAGATTATAATGGGACAGAAACTAATGGAGTGCAGAAAGAAACCGCTAGAGTTCGTAATACAAGACCTAGCCACAATACTAAATGTAAATGAGTTCTTCCTATTCAAGTTCTGCAAGGAGAACGGGATATATTACGGGAAGGCTAAAAACTTCCCTTACCACTTGGTAAAGGCAGTGGAGATTTGCGAGGCGATTCCAAAATTAAGAAGGGAGATAGCTACGGTACGAGACGACCGGAACACGAGAACGGAGCCAAACCGGATACCAACTATTGAGACCCTATTTATCAAGGACAACGAAAAGACCAAGCTAGACAAGTTCAATACGGAGGATATCCCTAGGATATGGTGCCCGGGAACGGGGACGGTTAATTACCGAGGCAGGGTAGAATCAAATGTAATATACCGCCTTAACTATTATAAGGACGGCACCGTATCACTGGACATGTGGAAATGGTCGTTCCATAAGTGGGAAATGGTGGAACCGTGCAGGGCGCTAAGGAATAGTAAGGAAATTTTACGCGAATGGGCATGCAAACATAGCTTTATAGCGAGGGATAAAGACGGTAAAGTAGTCGAATAGCTGAAAAAACTTTCTTCTCAAATTTCTATGTTATTACAATTTTAGTGATGACACAAAGATTTTGAGAGGAAAGTTTTTTCTCATTTTATTAACATTTTAGGTTAATTGATACTAAATCGTTGTAAACAATATTTTTTGGGAGGCAATTTGAAAATAACGTTTTTCAGGCAAAAAGAGTGTTTTAAGGATATTGAGAGAAAAGTTTTTTGATAGAAAATATACAATCAGCCGTTTTACGCATTTCTTCTCAAAAAAGTGTACTAAAAGGTTTTACAATTCTGTTTTATCTGTGACACTTATCAATGACGCGTAAAGCGCTGATTATCAAGCTACAAACTTTTTGCTGTCACAGGTAAAGATTTTTCATCAGTGACACGTAACTGACTGATATTTATATAGTTATATATAGTGTAATAGATGTAATAGATGATTTGTATAGAGATAAAATAGAAAAGTGTTATAAATGTTAATATATATCAAATCGTATATAGTATATTTTCATTTTAGACTAATAGAGAAATATCAATTACATCTGTGACACTGGCTGTAACTCGCTGTGTCACTGCACGTTACGTGTCATTCTTCATCTGTGACACATCTATGACATCTATTACACCCCTGTGTTTCGAGACGTTAAGTTGCTGTAAAACAGATAGTTACGGTACGTAAACCACGATTATAGGCATTTAGCGCATATTTGAGGTAGGAATGTAGTATATTTGCTGTCAATAATTAAGAATCAATTTATGTATGAGTAAAACAGATAAGAACAAGGATACAGGGAAGCCTGTGCCGGAGGTGGCAATAGGCAAAGACGGGGTGGCCGTAAATGTTGGTACGCAGGCCCGCCTTGAAAAATCCCGCACGCGCCTGAATCCGGCTGACGAAATCGGCTGCAATAGCGTGTTTCAGATATGCCGCCGCCGTTGGGGGCTGACCCCGATTTGGCAGGAGCCGGACGACCTTCTAGAAGCGTTCAACAGGTACCGCGAGTGGATAGATGCGCACCCTATAATAGTTCACGACGTGGTTAAGTCCGGTAACATGGCGGGAACCTTACTAGATATCCCGAGAAAGCGCCTTATGTCAGAATCGGACTTTTGCGCGTTCCTTGGCGCGGCACCTAACTACTTGGCGGAACGTAGACGGATATATGAGGCCAATTACGAAGAGTTCGGCCTAGAGGCTTCCAAGGGCTTCGCTGAAGCTATCGACAATATCCGTATGATGATATTCCAAGATATGGACGCGGGCGCCGCCTCGCAGGCGTTCGACCCTACGTACATCCGCTCTTTGCGCGGGCTGAAAATGGCACTTGACTACACATCCGGTGGCAAGGAGATTAAAGGAGGCCTCACAATACAGGTTTCAGACCCTAGGACGGCATCTAGAGTCCAAAAGCTAAAGGACTTCAAGAAGGAACATAAAGTGTCGGAAAACGAAGGAAAATAGCGTTATATGAAATGTACATATGTATTTGATAAAATGATTGGCCCGGTTACCGACCCGTACATAAGAGGGATAGCGAGTAAAGGCGGTACGCGTTCTTCTAAGACTTGGAGCGTGTTACAGCTACTTTACCTCATAGCCCGGGAAAGTACCGAGCCGCTAATGATTAGTTGCGTAACGGACACTTTACCAGCCGTCCGCCGTGGTATGTTACGTGACTTCACCAATATGCTGATAGACGAAGGTGTATGGGAGGATAGCGCGTTCAACAAGTCCGAGATGATATACACCGTCAAGGAAGGCGTATATATCGAATTCTTCGGGTGCGACAGTGCCGCCAAGGTACACGGCCCGGCGCGCGACATTCTTTTTATCAACGAGGCGCAAAGGGTGCCTAGGGAAATATTTAGGCAACTGGATGTGCGTACCCGGCTAAAGGTGATAATCGACTTTAACCCCGTCCGAAGATTTTGGGGCGAGACTGATTTTGTAGGGGACAAGTACGTAACTATCCACAGCACGTACAAGGACAATCCGTTCCTAACCGAGCAGCAAGTACAGGCAATCGAGAAGAACGCCAACGACCCAAATTGGTGGCGCGTATATGGAGAAGGACAAACAGGCGGGCTGGAAGGCCTCATATATCCCGAAATTGACATTATCGAGGAGTTGCCGACCGAACTACAAGGCGAGGACACAAAACGCTGTGTTGGGCTTGATTTTGGCTTTCAGCAGGACCCGACCGCAATAGTAGACATCTACATGCGTGGTTGGGACTTGTACATAGATGAGATTTGCTACCGTACCGGAATGCTGAACCGCACAATAGCCGAGACGCTAAAGGAAGCCGGGCTGCATAACATCTATACCGTATGCGACAACCAAGAGCAGAAAAGTATCGTGGAGATTCGGCAGCACGGCTGCAAGACTATCCCCTGTGTTAAGGGCAAAGGTTCTGTAAAGGCAGGCATTCAGCAGGTGAAGCAGTTCCGGTTACACGTAACGAAGCGAAGTGATAATGTACTGGACGAGGCGGATAACTATTCATACGTCAAGGACAATATGACGGACTTGTACACCAATGAGCCGATAGACGCATATAACCATGCATGGGATGCTATCCGTTACGGCGTCGATTTCCTTATCCGCAAATATAGACCTAAAGCAGCCGCGCAATGATACAGATATACGAGCGTGTGCAGGTTACCGAGGACGGAAGGACGGGAACGGTATTGGAGTCGGACGTATTGGGCGTTGTTGTCCAATACGACGGAACGGATGAACAAGAATGGCTATATTATGAACAAGTTGAACAATTAGAATTTGACGAATATGAATAAGATTAGATTTAAGGGGCTTGAGGATATCGTATTGATGTCGTGCCCGAATACCGTGAAGGGCCGTATGAAACGTGCGCTAATGCGCATATACTACGCACTTTGTCGGTATAATAACGCCAAACAATTAGAATTTATATGTAACTTGCACCCGTGTTACGAAGGTCGGCTAACTTCCGAACAAAGTAAGTTATTAGAGAAGGTCTCGGAGTACGTACAGGCCGACCGATTCGTAACCAAAAACCGCCGTGTAGTGTACGCGCTGCCGAGTATTGAACAGGTGACATTATGGCAGTTGATAGAGACGCGCAGGGCCGAGACGGCAACGGAGAAGGTTACGAAGTGGTGCACGCTCGATGAGTACCAACCCGCCGAGTATTCGCCGGATAACATCTATCACCTGCTGTCTACAATGAAGTACATCAAGGAGCAAATAGAGGCGGCGGACGCTCTAGAAAAACAGTTGTTCCCACAGGGTGCAGGAGGTCCGGACACAGAGGCGGACGAACTGAAGGAGGCGAAGAACATATTGACTTTGGTACAGGCTACGGCCGAGGCATTCAACTGCTCGTTCGCGGAAGCCAAAAAAGTTAATTACCTGGACGCTATTCTGGCACTGGCGAAAAGGCATGAAGATATTGAAAAGGAAAAAGCGGAAATGAAGAAACATTTTAACAAATAACTTATGATTAAAAAGTATGAGATAATCACAGTAGGGGCCGACAAGCGCATAAAGGCGCTACGGTCCTTTCACGTACAAGGTCGATTCGTGAACATTGGCGACGTAGGCGGTATAGTCTATGACGAGAACACATTGTCACAGGAGGGCAACGCGTGGATATTCAGCGGCAATCTGAACTATCCTTCTATCCGTGTGTCGGGCGATAGTATTGTAGACACAAATGGCTACGAGGGCGCAGTAACTGACCCTAGACCATTCGTTAACATTACAGGTACTTCGGCCCTTATCGGCGCGCACGAGTTTGTTACGGGAAAGGCATTAACCGCTAAGGTGCTCGCAGTAGGTGACGTGGAGCAGGGAAACGTATCCGCTGTTATCGGTTCTACGTATGATGCGTCCAAAGTAACGGACGCAAATACAATACGTACAAAAATAGCATACTACAATGGCCTAGGACCCCTAGCAATCGCGGTAGCGGGCGCAGGATACGAAGCAAAAGTACTAGTGTATGACAGAGACGGAAAACTAACCTATGAGAGCGCATTCTCTACGGGGATAAATGCTACTGACAAGAACGCATATTATTACGCCGTAGTTATCCGCAAAACCCCAACGGCCGCAACAGTCCCGGCAGATATTGTAGCCGCAAATGTTACTATTCCGTCAGCAGTCATTGAAAGTAATATTAACATTAACGACAGCCGCCTAGAGTTCAATTACACTAGCGCAATGACCGTTGCAACTAAGGTTAATGCGGGGAATACGCAACTTGCAAATGCGTATAAATCCGTAATTGACGGAAGTAGCATAGTTATTAGCAAAACAGGTAATGGAGCATTTGCAGCTAACATACTTGCAGATGTGATTAAGTGTAACGTAGAATGGCGGTTGGTTTCTGCTAATAGCCTGCTTATTGGTAATTTTTACAACATTGGAAGGCTAGTAAATGACGGTTCATACTCATTTGCCGCGTCTTATGTAACTAAAAACAAAATCAACGCCCGAGATTGTTATACATTCACCCAATCGGAGCAGGTCATACCTAAAGACACCCTTAGTGCCTTATCTACTAGCTTTCCATTTAAGTTCATCCGTTGTAACGTTGAACACGGTCTGTTCTATCACAACCCGGTTAACCGCAATGTGTACACGGATATCGACTTTTCGAAAGCTAGCGCCGATTTGGGTAAAGCTCTCATATTCGGTACTCTATGTAGTTCGGAGGTTGAAGGAATGTACCGCGTGTATCACGTAGCTAGCGAAAAATTCGGCGCACTAGTGGAAAGCTACGACAGTATTAAAGATGCCGACTTTTCAGATTTGGCGACTATGGTCGCTACCACGATTTACAAGGATGCAAAACTAACCGGGCTATTTAACATCTCGGGTACAAACGTATTCGGCGGAACCGGCGGAACCGGAAACCACGGAGGCGGTAAAGGCTGCGAGATAACCAACACGAAAGAAACGGCAATGGTTATATCGGGCAATGTCCGTGTAGAGGGTAACGCCAAGGTTAAAGATACTAGAATCACCGGAACGGGCTACTTTGGCGGGAACTCCGTTACGGAGAATGCCTACATATTCGGCTCCGCATACGTGACGGATAACGGCGTTTTCTCCCCCGCCCCGGAAGAAGGAAAGTTCGATTCTGATATACACATAGAGGACAACGCTAAATTTTTGGCTACGTCTCGGGCGGGGAATACCGTTGTATATATGTGCGGAGACTCCGAGTTTTCCGGCACCATTGCATTTAATACCATTTCCTTGGCAATGTACGGAAAGTCTAGAATAGCTGGGAAGGTATCCGGAAGAGGCGTATTAATACTAGAGGATAATGCGGATACGTCCAACAAGAATGTAGAGGCATACGGCTGTATTCGCCTTGTCGGAAATTACCGTCAAACCAAAGAAAAGATATGGACGGGTAGGCGGACAATCAGCAGCGAGAACGAACCTACATACGATAACAACGTAAAAACTAAGTATGACTTTTAAAGGGATATTAGATGACGTATCAACATGGGCGGGCCGGCACGGCCTACCCGTGTTTTTCGGCGACGAATACACACGTAATGTTCTAGCGAACCAAATTACGGGTGACTTCGTTTTCGTGGATGTACCCGGAGGGATACAGACATACTCCGATTTGGCACCCGAACCGCTCGGGGTATCGGTACTTATCCAAGTGCTAGGGACGTCACACTACCTACGTGACGATACGGCGGAAATAGAGGTCCTAGACAGGACTTTCGCCGTTATTACTGACATTGCCAAGCAGGCAGGATGTAACTACGTTAGCGGAGCCGCAAATGTGGTTAAGAGACAGAATATATACGATAGTCCCAAATCGGGGTGGGAAATAACTATTAATATATCCGAGTAATGGCAAAGAATCCGATTACACAGATAGAAGTACTTCTAACCAAGCTACGCGACGATATCGAACAGTCGTACATACAGAAGGGCCTGGTAGCTTCCGGTAACTTCGGTCGCGAACTGAAACTAACTGTAAGCGGCAACAACGCGAAGATAACCGCACCGCGCTATGTCGGCGCAATGGAGGGAGGGCGCACCCCCGGAAGGCGCCCGCCGTTATCAGTCATCAAGCGTTGGATAGAGGACAAGAACCGTAGAGGGGCGAACATACCGATAGAAGCCGCCTATCCTATCGCAAAGATGATAGGCGAGGAGGGGATAAAGGTGCCGAACGACCACAACCCCGGCGGCGTGGTGTCGGATGTACTTAACCCGGCTAGGGTACTGTCATTGCAAAATGACATCATAACGATAATACGATATGCGATTATTGACACATTAAATATTGACTAATGAATGTATATTTACCTATAATCAACGAGACGTTGGTAAGCGACGCTTCAATAAAAGAAACCAACTTCTATTTGCAGCCTATCCCAGTATGGCCTACACGGTCGTACACTATTACCATTACACCGGAAAACTCCGCGAAGGACATAGAGATATCTATTCTACAAGGAGGGGATAACAAGTTTCTAAAGGCTATCCCGTATTCACCGAAGATTGAGTTTGATTTGTCGATAGCGGGCACGGTAATAAACCCGTTGACACGCGACCAATCATTACCAGATGGTGGAGGTAGCGAGTTAGGGCTAATCATGATAGCGCACAATAGCAAATATTGTCTAGCTGTTTTGTTTAACGCTGATGTTTCCGTGCATATGATGCCCGCGCTAGGCGGAACCAATTTCAAGTTTCCGGTAAAGCCGAGAATCCCCGGACAGCCATACGACATTATTATGCCGTCTTTGTCGTGGGAAGACAACGGGCTGACTAACTACGATATCACATGTGAACCCGTGGACGACTACCACGGCCCGCACGTGTTCCCCACTAAGTATTACCTAGGCAGTACGATAGATATCCGGTACATCAAGAAACTAACCGTTAAGAGTCCGAATACTGGCGACACGGTAGCGGTGGCAGAATATGAGAACAAGTTGCCGCAAGCCGTAGCGAACGACGACCAAATGTTGTGCGCCGCGCGCCTACGTTGGAATATGCGTAACGGGCAATGGTTTTGGTACGCGTTTAAAGACTACTTTTGGAACGAGGGATTCACATATATGCGTGGTTGGGGCGGCGCGTCCGAGCAGGGCATTCTGACTATCAACGTAGCATATGCAAAGGAGTTTTATCCGGCATTCCAAGAGTTGTTAGTTTCCTCCAATATCGAATTGACACTGCCGAAACAGTTCCCCACAATAGACGAGGAACAGCGGTACAAAATGGAGATTACAAGTGACACGGGCGCACGGTGGAGCGGTTCGGAGCGTGTGTACCGCCAACAGATTACATTGCGTACTACCGGCTTTATGGACAATTATATACCGCCCGTTGAACCGGACGCACCCGCCATTATCCCGGTAGCGTTTACCGCTACTCCGTATGAGCATACGTACCCGTACTTTGCCGATATAAATGGGCTAATAAACGTTACTAGTAATGTTAAGTGGGACTTAGTGCCGCAGGTTGATTGGCTGTTCCCGGTATCGCCCGCAGACGGAAAAGGGACTATCGGATTCACGCCTGTATCAACTAGACGCACGGTGAATCCCTCCACGGTACAACGAGTAGGATACATTCATTTCATTAAGGCGGGAACCGCCGAGCAGATAGGAGGTATAAAGGTAAATCAGTACGGGGCGCCCGCAGTAAATACCACACTAAAGTTTTTGCCGATATCATCCGGGGGCGAATTGAAGTCGTTTACGGTGAGTTGCGTAACACAAGGAAGGGGGACGTTGCAAGTTAGAAATATGTCCGGCGCTAGCGGTGCATGGGTTAACCTAGACGCTAGCCAATTGGAGCAGGACGGGGGAGATGTATATGTGAACCCGGCGAATAATTTGCCGGAAACCGGAGGCGTTCCGCGCTCGTGCATTATCCGCACTACGCACGACATCACCGGGCAAATGGCCGATGTGAACGTTATGCAGTCCGTTTCTTGCCCGGTAGACAGATTCCCGAACGATTTCAAATGGGCGGGCAAAGGTATGTATGCGTATGACGGCAACCCGCACCCGGCGGTTACTTTCCGGTTCACATCCGGAGTACCGGGAACGGATATGGTAGCGGAGTGCAACAAGTCATTTATATCTAATCTTCGGATAACGCGCGAGGCACCTAACTGGCTACTTCTTTTTGACATAGCGCAAAATGCGGGCCCCGGAGGGGACGTTGATAGATTTGCGCGTATAAACATCAAGCACGTACCCACAAATAAAATACTTGCTACAATAGTAATATTTCAGCGTGGGTACAACAACGCGCCCGCTAACTATGTGTACGCTAGTTGGGACACATTAGAGGCAGGAGAAGGAAATATGCATTACTTTGATTTGATAACAGCCGCATCTACGGTTCCTAGCCTTGTACCGCCTTCACAGGCTAGAACATATAATATTGACAGCCTCAATGTAAATGGGGTGCAACTTAATAAGTTCCGCGTTATGCTAGATTGGAATCCCGGACGGACCCGAACTATCAATTTATCTGCGAACGTTACAGGGGCTTCGGGGAACATTCCGATTATACAGTATTCCAACGTTGACGCTATGGCAATAGCATCTAATCAGATTTGGCACAGGTTAGACCCGGTATGGGTGCTGAGGGCCCCGAACGAAAGAACCGCAGAAATAGCGGTGCAGGCGCGAAAGCTAAACCAACGTGATGAGATATCGTTCTTCCGGCTTGACAACTGGGTAACGCTAGATTCAACCGCCATAGACCCTAATAACAATTATATTAGAAAGTTTAATTTGCGGATAGCGGCCAATACGACAGGCGCGGCACGGGGTACGGAGATACGGTTCCAAAGACCGGGGATATCTGATATAATTATACGAATCGAACAGGCAGGATAAAATGGAGACAGTAAAATTAAAGATTAACGGAAATTACGTGGAGGGCCTTTCGGGGTCCCCTGTAAAACTCACAGTCAACAATATATCACCCGTCACAATGACAGGTGACAGTGTGGCGTTCTCGGCTACTATCAAAGTGCCGAGGACACTCAACAATGACAGGACGTTCACAAATTTGCAAAAGGGTATGCATGAGTGCGTATTCTACGATTGTCAGTTACTCGTATACGGGCTTCCGTTCCAATACATGGGCTATGATGTGGAGTTCTACGCCAAAGTATCATACAACGGCGGGAATTACTCTATATCGCTAGTCGAGAATACGCAGAAGTGGAGCGACGAAGAAATACGGATACAACATAAGCTAGAGCAGGTAGAGCAGATGTTCGCCGGGTGGCTGAATGCGTCGCGGGTCGTCAACCTTGAAAAGATTATCAACGACCATATCGCATGGAAAGAGGGCAAATTTCCGGTTATCACTCCGAAAAATAACGAGGGGGCAGAAATACCCGAACCGATAGATGCGGCGCTGCTAAAGCCTACTATTATGATATTCCGTTCATCTATCGTATGGGATAATGATGTAGCATCCGGTAATATGACTCTAGTACCTAAGGAATACACGAAGGGCCGGGGCGGATATATCTATCCGGATATTGCGCAGGTAGTAATATCCGATACCACGAAAGCCTTGTATGCCGCCCTTTTCGGTCCAGCCCCCAGAGGACAAGACCCCGGATTCAATATCCGGTCGGGCGTAGGGCGCGATATCCGTATGATAGTGGAGTACACAGGCGCTACCATTCCTAGCAGGTTGCCGGAACTGCACATAGTAGCGGAATCCACCAATTTAACGGAGTGCATTCTATATGCCCGTTCAAGGCTGTCCGAACGTATTTGGCTGTACGGATCACCGCTTAACTCCGTGGCGTTCGTCACTCCTACGAACGACAAGTATATGATACTGAAAGGGCTGATAGGCGGGGTTAAGGAGTCATGTTTCAAATTCCCGAACGGATACGCGCCGGAAGAACTCATTGATATGGGAGAAGGGAAAGCGGAAGTACTGACAGCGTACAGGCCCGCAGTCGGAACAATAGTAACCGGAACGGGGTTCCCGTATTCGGACGTCAAAAAAATGGTGGATGACCTGTGTACGGCGTTCCATTGGCGGAAGCAGTGGCGGAACAAGACATTAAGTATTGAGCCAATCATACACCCGTCAATACGTGATAGGAAAGATGACAGGCATAAATACATAGTTGATTGGAGCGATAGGTTTTCCGGGGTGGACACGATAGAAGTTCCGGATGAGTTTGCCGACCAACTTGTAACGCAGGTGGGCGATGTAAAGTACAGCTACTCGATAGGGCCCGGTACGCTTAATCCGGTGAAGGACGCATATAAATCTGGATTGCCATTTGCGTATAACTTTATGGCATTTCCGAAAGTCGCGCTAACATCCAAGTTCACAACAGGCGGAACCGCTACGTATGTGACTGCACTAGAGGACATTTATAGAATGTATATAAAGAGGCACTTCAAGTTATTCGCGCCTAGAATGCAAGTTAAGATAAAGGCCCGGTTAAGCTATCCGGACGTTGTTAACCTAAAGTTGGATAGGGCGTATTACTTTTCTCAGTTGGGCGGGTATTTTTACATAAAATCCCTAGGCGAATATGATGTAACTAAAGGAGATTGCAAGCTATCTTTGTACAAATTGGATTTAACAAATTAAGGTATGGCAGACCAAGTAACATTATTAGACTTAAATTTTGGAACGTCAGAGGCTGAAAAAGGCCTCGACGCTCTGATAGCAAAGAGTATAGCGCTTGCAAAGACCAAAAAAGATTTACAAGCCACATATAACACTGAAAAATCGGCGCTTGACTCACTGAATCAGAACTACGCTGACGGGCTTGTATCACAAGACAAGTACGAGGCGTCAGTTCGGAAGCTGAACAAGGAGATGATAGAGACGAAAAAGGCTCTGTTAGACAACGCGAACGCGCAGAAGGAGAACAATGCCGAGATTAAGAGTACCAAGACTTTGTTAGACAGCGAAGCCACGAGCGTTAACGCGCTCCGTGCGCAGTTGGCGCGGAACACCGTGGAACTTAACAAGATGTCCGAGGCGCAGCGCACTACTAGCAAAGAAGGCGTAGAACTCACCGAGCAGACAAAGGCGCTATCCGACAAATTGAAAGAGTTAGAGAAGTCCGTAGGGGATAACCGTAGAAACGTGGGTAACTATGCGGAAAGTGTCAAGGAAGGCATTTTGCAAACGCAGGGTCTATCCGGCGGAACGGGCGCGCTAGTCGGCGCGATGAAAAGCGGGATAACAGGCGTACAGGCATTTAACGCGGCATTGAAGGCGAACCCGATTCTATTCATAGTTACAACCGTGTTAACGCTTATCGGGCTGATAGAAAAAATGATTAAGCGTAACAGCGACTTATCGACAAGCCTAAAGGCGGCATTTGCACCGTTCCAAACAATTATAGGGCGGTTGTTGGACTACATAACGGAGTTGTTCACGGCCCTTGCAAAGGCCTTTGAATGGCTAGCTGAGAAAATAACGTGGCTACTCAATAAGATAGGGCTTATATCGGACGCGACATTGGAAGCCGCCCGGAGCGCTAGCGCTCTAGAGAAGGAAATGCAGCGCATATACAAGGCGGAAACGGATATGCTTGTGCCTATGGCACGGATGAAAAGGGAAATGGAGGAGTTAAAGACCCTAGCGGCCGACCAAAACAAGAGCACCGAGGAACGCCGGAAACTGTTAGAGCGGGCGACCGAGAAACTGCACGCTATCCGCGACATGGAGGTACAGATACTAGAGGCCAAGTACAAGCAAATTAAAGCCCAAAATGAGTTGGGATACACATCAGAAGAGGACGCGCGGAAGGAACAGGAAGCCCTAGCGGCGCTAGAGCAGGCTCGCGCCAATTACGCCACGCAGGAGAAAGAGATATACGGACAGTTGACAGGCTACGAAAAGGCGGATGCGGCGGCCAAAAAGGCAAATATTAAGGCAGCACTAGACGCTAGGAGGAAAGCCGCAGAGGACGCAGAGAAGGCAGAAATAGACGCAGCCAAACGCGCGGCGGATGAGAGGACTAAAGCGCAACAAGCCATATTGAAGCAATACGCGGATGCTATCGAGGCTATGCAATTGCAGATTGCCGAGAACGAAATGAAGAACGGCGCCGCAACACTGGAAGAACAACAGCAGGTTATCAACGCGCAAATTGAAGCCGAGAAGTACAAGAGGCAGCAGAACCTAATCGGAGAGCAGGAGTACCTCAACAACGTTAAAGCCTTGCAACTAGAGTTTGCCGCGTCAGTGAAGGCCGAGGAGGACGCACGGATGCAGGCAGACCGAGACCGTCAAGCAATGGAGATTGAAAATCAAAGGCAGCTAGACGATATCAAGTTAGGCAACTCGCTAGAGGCCGACCTTATCCGGCTGGATATGAAGAGGGACGCGGAGGTAGCAGCAGCCGAGGCGATAGGAGCCGAGACGGACAGTATATACGAGCGTTACGAACTTATCAAGTCACAGCGGGAAAAGGCAGCAGCGAATGCGCGTGTAGCATTGGCGGGTGATGTAGCCGGACAATTGTCCACGCTATTAGGCGAAGAATCCGCAGCAGGTAAAGCCGCCGCGATAGTGCAGGCCACAATCAACACATATCTAGGCGCTACCAAGGCATTGGCGCAGGGCGGATTCCTTGGAATCGCACAGGCCGCTATTGTAGTCGCCGCGGGGATGAAGCAAGTAATGAGCATTACGAAAACCAAGGAGCCAGATACCAAGGTACGCACGCCGTCAGCGAAATACGCGAAGGGTGGACAGATTTACGGCCCTAGCCATTCCGCCGGGGGTGTAACGTTCGTAGGCTCCAACGGGCAGCGATTCGAGGCCGAAGGAGGCGAGAACATGTACATTCTTAACCGGAAGGCTTCCGGGGCTATTAACGCGCTGTCAGCACTTAACATGGAGTACGGCGGGCGTTCTTTCGGTTCTTCCAGTGTGTACCGTTACGCGAACGGGGGGAAAATTTCGGTAGGGTCTAACGGCACGGTTAGAATGCCCTCAAATTTCGCCTTATCTGATGACAGCCTGTACAAGTTAGCCGCGATTATGTACGATTCGGTAGCACGCGTTCCAGCGCCGCAGGTCGCAGTGACGGACATAAATGAGGAAACCGAGCGCGCGCAGAGCGTACAGGTGGCGGCAGGCATATAATTGATAGGTAAATAACCCCTTAAATGTAGTTTAATATCATAACTTTGTAACGCAATTAACATAACTACATGAAAAAGTTTGAAAAATTACGAATAATCGAGGCAGGAGAAACCAAAAATGCCATAGAGGACAACGGGAAAAGATATAAATTAGTCATTTCCGCAAAATGTTTTCCGTCCCTCGTGGCGTTAGGAAATGAGCGTCCGATTCACGCACGCCGCACACATAACGGCGATGATTTGTTAGACGGGTATATAGGGAATTTTACCAACTTCTCGCATGATGAAAATGCGGTTTACGCGGATTTAGCAATGTCAGAAGCCCTGGAAACCGCATACCCTTCTGAATTCGCCTTCATGGTAGCCATGATTGAGAAGGAACCGGAATTGCTAGGAGTATCCGTCAATCAAATGGACGTTAAGGTTTTCGATGACGCGACCGAGACGGCTACTGTTACAGAGGTGACAGAACTTTTCAGCGCTGATTTGGTAGGGCTTCCCGCCGCGACTAGTTCACTATTTAGCAATAATAATTTTAAAAATTCAAAGAACATGAGCAAATTTTCATTTAAAGGCCTGATTTCGTCTTTCTCAAAGACGAAGCTAGCAACCGAGACATTTACAACCGTAGACGGAACAGAAATCGTAGTTTCCGCAGCAGGTGACGAAGTGCAGGTAGGCGACGCTGTTACATTAGCGGACGGAAACCCGGCGCCGGACGGAGATTACCAAATCACCACGCCGGACGGGGATATTATTCTAGTCGTTGAGGGTGGCGTAATTGCGGGGGTCAAAGACGTAGAGGTAGAAGAACTTGCAGAAGAAACCAAAACCGAGGAAGAGAAGAAAACGCCCACACCGGAAGAACTTGCAACGTTACAAGCCGAGGTTACCGCGCTGAAAACGGAAATCGCCGGGCTGAAAACACAGCTAAACCGTAAGACCGGAACGCCGAAGCCCGCAAAGACCGAGCTAAAGACCGAGGAGAAGCTAAAGGGGGAAACCAAGTTAAGCCGTGAAGCCGTGCAGAAGGCATTCAAGGAAAACCGTAACAAGTGGCGTTAATATAAATCATTCATCAAAATTAAAAAATTAGAAACTTATGGCATTTACATTTAGTGACTTAAACAAATTGAACATTGACAGTTTGTCGGATGTTATTTCTTTAACGCTAGGTCTGGAAGGTGAACTTTCCACAGGCGTAACGGTGTTATCAGGAATCGAGAAGGGTAAACCTATATTGACTTTTTCGGCAGCAGACAAGGCGGTAAGACGTTCCGCAGGATGCGACAGCGAGTACAAGTACAGTTCTTTGCAGGACAAAGTTAAATATTACGACCATGCACAGATAGAATTGCCTATCGTGGTTTGCTTGCAAGATTTGTGGGGCAAAATGGTAGCTAAAGGTGTACACTTGTCAGACGAATTCGACCAAACTCAGTTGGCGGCGTTCATGCAGTCGGAAATTCTGAAAGTGTTGGAAGCCGATATGTTGCGCCTCGTGTGGTTGGACGGCTTGAAAACCCCTGATACCAATGGAGAATACACCGTATTCAAAAATGGCGGTATCATCAAGCAAATGAACGATTCTACGGAAGAAGTCGGAACGTTCACTCCTACCGATACGGCTAGTGTATTGGCTACACTAAAATCGTGTATTGACACGCAGCGTGCAGACCAATTGAACACATCAGAATTTTTCGTATCAAGTAACGTTATGCGTGCGTACAAGAATCTCCTAGAATCCAAAGATAACCATTTGGCACAGGCTAACATGGAGGACGGAAAACCCGCCTACTACTTCGAAGGTTACAAAATCAACGAGTTGCGCCACGTATCTAACAGCGCTAAGGGTGACGCATTAACGGTTCAGTCATTTATCGCGTTCACTCCGAAAACCAACATTCAGTTGGCGTTGGAAGATTCCGCATTGAACATTGCGCCGTTCATTCAAGATGCGAAAGACCGCAAGTATTACAGTACTACTGTGTTCGCTGCTGATGCTATGTTAGCGGTTCCACAGTACATGAAATTATACACCGCCGCAGGCGTCTAATCAATTAAAACAAAAGGTATGGCTTGTATAAAAAAACTAAATCTAGCAGTTACTTATAATTGCGAAGTAGGCGCAACAGGCGTTGCGGAGCTATATCTAATAAATCGTGCCGATATTACTAGCGCTACGGTAAGTGCTACCAATTCGGTATCAGCTATAACACTGGCTACGGGGGCTAAATCAGTCCCCGTAGACGTTGTTAAGAATGGTGTAAAGGTATTGGAGACATTAAAGGCTACGGACGTTGCGAACGGCCTAGAACAGTCGGTTACTTTAGTACTATACAACAAGTTGACAGAATCCGCGCAAATACTAGCCGCCCTTCTCGACGGTTCGTATGTAGCGGCGGTACGATTTAAAGATATAAATGCGGCCCGGCAGTTAATCGGGTATTTTAACGGTTTGGAGATATCCGACGTTTCGACGGACAGCAGCGCTAACGGGGGATTTACTACCATTACACTAAAGACACCGGATGACGCTAAAGGCGACAAGAGGTTGACACTTGATAACGCCGCATGGACTACAATAGTTAACGCTAAACTTACATAATTATGGGATGTATATCAAAATTAAATAGGGCTATCTTAGTGGACTGCGATAGCGGCGCAACGGGCATTGAAGAATTGTTGCTAATCAACTATTCCGAGATTGCTACGCGCGACTTATCCGCCGGACAAGCTACGTTAACGCTGTCAAGTGGCGGGAAGGCTATCTTAGTGGAATCCAATAAGAAAGGCGTTAACGCCTCATCAGAGGCCCGTATTAACGACAATGCGCCCGCCGGACTTGCTGATACTGTAACCTTTACGATTTATTCGAAGGGTGCGGAAAGCGCGGATATCGTGAACCGCATTTTAAATGGTCGGTTCGTGGCAGTCGCTAAGATGAAAGAGAAAAATGTATTCCGTGTGTACGGGCTAGTGTACGGGCTTACTATGTCAGCCTACACAGAAGAGGCCAATGCAAACGGAGGGTTCACAACAATAACGTTATCTACGCCGGAAAACGTGATAGGCGAGCAGCGCGCGCACTTCAATCCGACAACGTACACAACGTTAAGAAGCGGCGCTATCGTAGCGTAAAGGAGGTAAAATATGGCATGTATTAAGAAATTAGAACAGAACGTTACATTTGATTGCGCGAAGGCGAAGGAACCTACATCAATGCGTGGAGTAGAGGAACTTATATTAGTTAACTATTCCGATATTAGCAATTATTCGGTAGACAATGTTGGACTGGCGTCAATCACTATGGCTAAAGGAACTAAAGGTTACGTATTCACTAGCGTAAATAACTCCGTATCGGTTAGTATAGCAGCGCGCATTAATGACGCTATAATAACAGCGGAGGAACACACCGTTGTTATAAAGTTGATTGGTAATGACGGGAACATTGGCGCTAGGGAGCTATCAAAATTAATTCTTTCTTTGCGCACTGGGACTTTCGCGGCGTGTTTGATGACCGCAGCAGGAAACCGACTTGTGTACGGTCTTATGTCGGGGCTAGAATGTTCCGAAATCGTAGGGGACTCCGCAACGGACGGACTTATTACAATAACCCTAAAGACGCCGGATAGCGCAGGAGGGGATAGAATGTTAGCTATTACCGAAGGTACATATAGCGGGTTAAAGACGCTAAAGGCATAACAATTTAAACTATAAATTAAATGACTAAATTAACTGATATTGGACAGATTTTGGCGCTATGCGCGAAAATGACTAACTTAAAGTTGGAAGTAGTGTGCGGCTTTGATAGACAGTTCGCCACGAAATGGTACGAAAATGAGTATCTTACCGGGCGCCACGTTCGGTACGTGATGAAACCGGATAAGTTCATTGCATCCGTAGAGGACGGAAAGGTTTACCGGGCATTTAACACCCCGGATGCCAAGGCGGTTGAACTCATGGAAAGTAATCCGGAATACCGTGATTTCTTTATTGACATGGAGTCCGTTCCTAACACTATTCCGGAACTAGGTGACGACCCGTTCACACCGGAACCGGAAGTAACCGAGCCGGAAGTAACCGAGCCGGAAGTAACCGAGGAGGAAGTAACCGAAGAAGCGGAACCGACCGAGGAGGAAGTAACCGAAGAAGCGGAACCGACCGAGGAGGAAGTAACCGAAG